TCTGAGGTGGCGGTAGTGGCCGCAAACGGGTACATCCTTCCTGCGATCAGCGGAACGGCATTCAACAACTCGACGCAGGCCGTTGGAACGGTGTCCGTCCGTGGGGACTGGTCCTCGACAACGGTGTTCGTGGGGTCTTTGTATCCCATGACGTTCGAGATGTCCCCGTTCCACCTCAAGGCTCCTGCTGGCCGAGGCGAAGCAGCCATGCTGAACGGTCGCCTGCAACTGAAGACCATGACCCTGCAGTATGCGGATACCGGATACTTCCGGGTGGAGACCACGATCAAGAACGGCGACACCTATGTTTACCCCTTCACCGGGGAAGTCACTGGGCTGGCCGTCATCGGAGACCCAAACATCCTGACGGGGACCATGCGGGTTCCGCTGTACTCCAAGAACGACAACGTCACGGTGAAGATCCAGAACGATTCGCCGTTGCCATGCAAGATCCTGAGCGGGGAGATCGAGGCGGAATACACTGATCGTGCAACCCGCTTCAGATGATCACGGTCAGACGATCCATCGTTCCAGACGTTTCCGTCATTGCCAGAGACATGCGCCCGGAGGACCGGGACGAGGTCTGGGCTGCCGCCGGGGTAACCCCGCATCGAGCCCTGATGCTCGGGTATCTCCAGTCCACCGAGTGCTTCACGATCTACGAGGGAGAGACAGGTCGGCAAGTCGCCATGTTCGGGCACTGCGTCATGGAGAAGGGTGTGTCCTCGACCATCTGGCTCCTGGCCTCCACTCACCTCGTACCCCACAAGTGGACCTTCCTCAGAGAGTCCCGCAAGTGGCTCGACCACATCCATGCCCAGTCCCCGTTGCTCTACAATGTCGTTGACCAGCGCAACGTCATGCACCTCAGGTGGATCGAGTGGCTGGGATTCAGGTTCATCCGCGTCATCCCCGAATACGGCTTCCAGAAACTTCCCTTTGTAGAGTTCGCCAAGGTCTAAACCATGTGCATCCCATTCTTCGCTCCTCTAGGTGCAGCCCTCGGGGCTTCAACCGCAGCGGCAGCGTCTACAGGAACCGTGGCAGCGGCCAGCATCGGCCTTGGAGCCGCTTCTGCTGGAACCTCGCTGTACGCCCAGTCTCAGGCAGCCTCCCAGCAGAACGCCTACAGGGCCCGTCTGGGGATCGCCCAGAACAAGCAGTACGAGCAGATGACTGCAGCCGTCCAGCGGGACGTGAACCTGCAGATCGACCAACTGGCTCGGCGGGAGATGGAACAGGCCACGGCCACCCGTCTGGAACTGGAGAACATCTCCCGGAACGTGCGAGAGACCGCAGCCACCACCCGTGCCCGTGCAGGAGCCATGGGTGCCGAGGGTCGTGTCGTGGACCTGCTGCACAACCAGTTCGAGCGTGACATCGCTGAGTTCGAGTCGGTGGCAGCCCGGAACATCAAGACCTACCGAGCCCAGTCGGAGATGGAAGCAAGGGCGATCTATGCCCGTGGACAGAACGCCATCAACAACGGCTACCCGTCTCCGCTGCCTCCTGTCGCCACCGTCAGCCCCGCAACCAGCATCCTGAATGGCATCACCACGGGCATCTCCGTGTATGGAACCCTGAACTCGGCCTTTACGACCCCAAGCGGAGTGGGAACGGGAGCAGACATGATTTCCCCGATTGCCTCCGGAAACACCTACATTCCCCCGCAGGCCCCTGCTCTCCTGAATCCGGGTGCTACCTTCAGCCCAACGTCCACCGGATATTCCTTTGGAGGCGGATTCGGTTTCGCATAATCCATGGCAAAGCAACGACCCTCCCTGTCCGTCTCCGCTGCACCCGTCAGCACCTACGTTGGCCCGGGAAACATCCCGCTGGCCGGGGTGGAACTGTACGACCAGCAGACGGTGAACCTTGCCCTGCAGTTCTCCAACGCCTTCAGGGACCTGTCGGTGACCGCTGCCTCGTTTGCGGCAAACCTGAAGATCAACCAGAACAAGGAGGATCTGCAGGCTGGCCGGGACATGGTCAACCAGAGCCAGAAGTCGTACCAGCAACTGGTGCAGACCGGGCAGATCAGCCCTGCGGAGAATCCGTGGATGGCCGTGGGAGCCCAAGAGGCGTCCGGTGCCATGGCCGGGATGAGGGCCCGTGCCCAGTTCCAGTCGCTGTACGAGCAGAAGGCCACGGAAGACCCCAAGTTCTTCGCTGGGTCCGATTCGTTCAACGCCCTGGCATCGTCCTTTGCAGAGCAGGCGAACGCAACCATGGGAGACGCGGCCTACATGAGCCGTGCCTTCTACGAGTCGTTCAACCCCTTCATCGCCTCGATGGCCATGAAGCACGAAGAGAACGTAGTTCAGGACCGCAAGAACAAGATCCTGATGGGTGTCGGCGCAGAGGTTGCCCGTGCTGTTCAGGACCTTCAGAGCATCGATCCCCTGATTCGTGAGACCAGCCTGTCGGTGCTTCAGGAAAAGATGGATGCCATGGGCCGCATGGGTGTCGGTTTCCAAGAGGTCAATCGGGCTGTTGTGGACAACCTTGTCGCGGTCATGGCCACTTCCGAGCAGACTCGGGAAGCCGAGGAGATCTTCAATAACTTGCAGACTGGCACTGGCTTGCTGAAGGACAGCGAGTACGCCAAGATGGCCATGATGCAGAACGCCGGGAAGATCGAGGCGAACAAGAGCAAGTTGACCGTGGCCGAGTCCCGGATGTTCTTCGAGGATTGGTCCAACATCAAGGCTCAGGCCCTTGCCGGAAAGATGACCGATGAGCAGGTCCTTGAGTGGTACGACTCCTACGTCGAAGGACCGAACGCCAAGATCACCGTGTCTGGTCCGGATTCGGAGTCCAGAAGGAATTGGGTCCTGAGCGATCTAGCCCGAAGCAGGGACAATCAGGCCCGTTTGAAGGCTGAGGCCGACTACGAGGTGTTCCTGACCACGGCAAACGCCCGGGCGGCAACTCCCAGTCCTGAGGAACTGGCCGATCCCACCGCACACTTCATGCGGATGGAGGACGAATTTGAGACCATGATGGGGCGCATGGGCTGGCCCGAAGAACGGAAGATGCAGGGCCGAAAGCAGATCCGTGCCATTTTCGAGGCCGCTGCCGAGCGCCGGGTCATGCTGGCCAACTACCAAGCCACCAAGGAACTGTGGGAGGGAAGCCTGACCGTCCAAGGCCTGAACTTCCAAATCAGCAACCAGTTCCGGGACTTCGTGACGGCCCCCATCAATCCGCAGGATCCCGTTGACTCTGCCTTGGCTGCTCCGAACTTCGATGACATGAAGGCCCGGATCGACAACTACCGCCAAGCGGTGGGCATCCTTCCGGGTTCCGAGCAGGCCGTGGCCGCAGACCGTGCCGACTTTGCCCGGATCAACAGCATGATCGACGCCTATGAGCAGGCTCAGGATCTGCTGCCCAAGGACACCGACAGCCCTGATGTCAAGTCGCAGAAGGCCAGCATTCGTGCCCGGACCAAGTTCCTGCGAATGAATCTTGGGCGTACCTTCGGCAACAAGAGCGAGATGACCAACATGGTCAACCGCTTCGTGTCGCTGCTTAACCCCGGGGACATGCAGGCGGGAACCGTGGCGTGGCCAGCCGAGGATTACCTCCGGGCTCTTGCCATGTACAACAACCGGAACCTACCTCTTGAGGACTTGATCCCGAGCGGTCCCTATGGCAAGGCCCTTGGCGAGGAACTGCAGTGGGCCCTGTCCCGCACTCAGTCGGGTGAAGACCTGTCGAACATCCTTGCTGACTGGGCCACCATGAAGATCTTTGGTCGGTCCATGCAGTTCAATCCGTTCCAGATGCAGATCAATCCCCTTGGGTGGGCTGACTGGGTCGAGAAGGGGGACGACCAAGTCGATTTCATCGTCAAGACCGCCGAGTTCAAGGAAGCATCCGGGATCACGAACCCAGACGCCGCAGCGCATCTCTTCATGGTTTCCGTCTTCAAGGACGAGTATCTGGTGTCCCTTGGCAAGAACAAGGATCACGCCACGGCCATGGAAGAAGCCGCAGCAGCCGTCCGAGAGAAGAACATTGTGGTGCGTGGCTCCATGATTCCCAAGACATCTCTGGGCCGTGAAGCCGCCGATTCTCCGGAACTGGTGGCTGCGTGGACCGACACGATGTTTCCGGGACAAGAGGCCACGCTGGTGGTCGTCCAGAAGAACTTTGATGGGTCGGTCATGCTGGCTCCACGCGACTCCCAGGGACGCATCATTCCCGGTGGACGCCTGATCAACAGCCGAGAGATCAAGCGCACTCCAGAGATGCTGCCGAAGTTCAAGGAGTTGCAGCGCGAGACCAGCCGCCGCAAGCGTTCCTCGGATCGATTCATCTTCCCCCGCTGACAAGGATTGATCTTGGACCAGACGACTCCGTTCCCGCTGACTGGCCTGACTCCGATGGAGAACCGGGCCATCGAAGAGCAATCACGGATTGCCCCGCCCCTTGACCCCACGGTTGAAGACATCCTTCAGGCTCCTTTTGGGCGCTTTGTGGTTCAGACCCGAAACTTCCTGACGGGAGCGGCGGGCTGGCAGGTCGGCTCTTATGCGGAGGATCTGTGGTCGGACAACGCCAGCGACCCCCTGAACCTTGAGAAGTTCAAGGCAGACGTGAACTGGGCATCGGATCCTATTTCGTGGGGAATCGACAACAATCCCGAAGGAATTACCCGTCTGTTGGAGGGTGTGCCTCAGGACGAGGTTCCCTACATTCTCACGGCATCCAACTGGGATGATTTTCAAAATCGCCTGCGGTACGTTAAGTCTGCCCTCCCGGAGGCACAGGAAGCCGCTGGGGCTGGCCTAGGCACCGCCGTTGGGTTCCTAGGGGACATGGCTGGTCTGGTCGCCCTGAGCGCCGCTGCCGAGCCTCTGGTGTTCGGAGCCGCAGGAGGCCTGCCGATCCAGACCATGGCTGGACGGGTCGCTGCCGCCTCTACTGGACGCTACGCCACCCAGACCTCTCTGGCCGCTGCTGCAGCCGAGGGAGCCCAGTCAATCGGCCTGATGAACTTGGCTGCCCGTGGTGCTGCTTTGGGCATGGCCGAGACTGCCGTCTATGAGGCCACACGAAACGCCATTGACCCGGTCTACGACCCGGAAGCGTCCAACGTAATCAAGGACATCGTGCTGTGGGGTGGTGTGGCTGGTGCTGCTGGTGGAGCCCTGTTCGGTCGATCCTTGGTGGCAGACAACATCGAGGACGCTGCACGGATGATGCGCCAGACCCGGCAGATCGATCTGCCCGGTGGCTACACCATCAGGTACAACGATTCGTTCGAGTTCGCTTCCCCGGCTGCTGCGGATCAGATGCTGTTTGCCCGTGGGACCGGGTCTTTTGCGGATGAAGCCAATCGGATCGGGGCGGAACTGTGGGATTCCTGGAATATCCCGGGCCGCAGGGCCGATTTCTCGATCCCCGGGGCCATCAACAACGCCCGGTCTGCCATCAAGGCCGCCGCGTTTGAGTTGCATCTGGCTGGAATGACCCTGAGCCCAGAAGTCTTTGCCAAGGTGGCTCAGGCGTTGGTCCGGACAGAATCGACCAAGATGATTGCCGGGGCCTTCAACAAGCGGTTTTGGGAAGAGATGGCTCAGGAGTTCCCCGGAGTCTCCCTCAGGCCCGTAAACGAACGAGCCTTCATCGGCACCATCGACACTACCGTCCGTGACCTTGCTCGGCGCGAAGACATGGTCGATTCGGTGTTCGACTACTTCCGCCGGAACGAGCATTTGGTCGAGGGAGCCCCACGGTCGCTGATCTTTCAGGTCCTGCAGGAGATCAGGGAGCGCGGTGGTCGAGTCAACCGGGAAACCGTGACCGAGGTCATCGATGAACTCCGGAAGATCTCCCAAGAGCCTCCTCGTCGGACCAATGCCCGTGGAGCCCAGCGTATCGACTACAACGCCAGACGGGCGCAGGTCATCGAGGTCATCAACAACCGCGTTCGAGACAAGAGCCGAGAGATCTTCATCTCACCGAGCCTTGTGCGGAACATGACGCCCTCCAAGGCAACCACCCTGAAGATGACTCGGGCTGCTGGTGCAGTCGGCACGGACAAGGAATTCAACGACATCCCGAAGATCAAGGAGTGGTTTGAGCGCATCCCGGGATGGAGCCGAATCGGCAACCGGGCAGCCATGCTGCTGGAGTCGAACAACGGTGGCCTGAGACTGGCTGCCTTCATGGCCAAGAACGCCGCTCGTAGCCTTGACACTGCTCAGCCCCAGACGTTCTTCGAGGCAGGCACGATGCTGATGGGTCGTTCGCTGCAGACCATGCTGCTGACGTACCGCAACGGCATGATCAAGTTCCTGCTGGACCGCCGTGGTGAGCCCACGAACAGCCTTGGCATGATCGCTCGGTTGAAGAACCTGAAGGATCGTGCTGGCCGTCAGGACTTCCATCGCCGTGTCGCTGCCCAGTTGGAAAGCGGTGCCTTCGATGACGCCAGTCCTTTCGTGAACGAAACCGCTCAGGCGTTCAAGAAGTTGCTCAATGACATCCACGGGGTCGCCCACTCGGCAGGCCTCAAGGGATTCCAGGGCAGCGCCGTGGCCAACTACTTCCCGTGGCTCTGGCGCTTCGACCGCATCCGCCGTCTGGCCACCACCGAGGCAGGCAAGAAGGATCTGGTCCGTCTGATCCGTCAGTCATGGGGCGACAAGCGAACGATCATTGTCGATGGCGTGGAGCAGGCCTTCACGGGCGATCTTGACGAGGCAGCCACGGCTTTGGCCGAGCGTCTGATCCGGATCTCCAAGGAAACCGAGAACGCCCCCCTGACCGAGATGGATCAGGACCTGTTCGATGCTCTTCGGTCGCTTGAAGGTCCCCTGAAGACCGGGGAAGGCAGCAGGACGCCCTTTGGCCGTGGTCGAATTATGATGGACCGCCAGACCGCCATTCAGGGCACTGCGGACCATCTGGGCACGGGCAAGACGGCCCTCAGCATGACCGACCTGCGGAACGATGACCTGCCTCAGGTGATGAAACGGTATCTCACCTCGGTCATCGGAGCCGTCACCGAGAAGCGGTATCTCGACGCCATGACCGAGCAGATGCAGGCCCGTGGATTCAAGGGTCCGAAGGTCGATGGCGAGAACATTCCCCTGCAGTTCGAGAACGTGGAGCAGTTGAAGGGCTTCCTGAAGCAGGTTGGAGAGATGTCTGGCTCGGAAGAAGCGGCCTTTGACACACTCATGGGAGCCCTTCGGTTTGCCCCCGCTCAAGGCCAGATGCGTTACGGGATTGGCGACAAGGCAACCGCTCTGGCCATGTCCTACGGCTACATGCTCACGGGCGGCTGGTTCGGCTTCTCTGCTGCCAGCGAAATTGCCCGAACCATGGGCACCGTTGGCATCAAGACCACCTTTACCCAGATTCCGGTTCTGCGGGAGATGGTCGAGAACTGGCGGAACCTCGGCAGGCCTGCCCAGAACATGGCTGCCTTTGCCGACGACCACTTTGCTCCTTCGACTGGCCGTCTGCTGCGTCTGTTCCGGGATGAGTTGAATGCCCCCACGGAGGGGATCTCTGTTCCGCAGCGGATGCTGGACTCGATGACCAACGTCTACGCGGACATCACGGGCCTTGCCCCGGTCACCAGCGCCACCCAGCAGTTGACTGCGGTGTCTGCCATTCAGCACCTGTATGACGTGGCCACCAAGGGCGCTCGTCGGTTCGATTCGGCCACCATTCGGGCCCTTGGGCTGGAGCCAGACGAATACGAGGACCTGATCCGGTTTGTCGGCACCAACGCCAAGACCAAGCCATCGACCTTCAAGTGGCTGGGGAACCGGGTCATCGACCTCGACAACACGGATGCCCTGGAGTTTGACAAGGTCAAGGCCTTTGTCCAGCGCATGGTGGACACCCGAATCCAGAGCGTTCCCACCCGTGGAGACTTCCACGACAGCCTGTTCACGTTCTGGGGCCGCCTGCTCCTGCAGTTCCAGACCTTCAACCTGAAGGGCATCGACAACTTCCTGATCCAGAATGCCACCCGTGTCGGTCGTGGTGCTGGCCTGAGAGTTACGCAGGAGATGATGTTCACGGGCGTCATGGCAGGCATCCTGAACTACGGACGAAACTACGCCAACTGGTGGTCTTACAATGAGGCCGGAGACCGCAAGAAGGCTGAGGAAGCCGCCAAGTTGCTGACCGTGGGCGGAATTGCCCGTGGCGTCCTCATGGGCCCCTCTGAGTTCTTCCTGCTGACCCGAGCCGGAGACTTCATCTGGACTCGCACGGTCGATCCGGACCCGCTGTTCTCCCCGTATCGCTATAGCGGCCTGAAGTGGTACGGGTTCCCCGCTCAGGCGTCTTTTGACCGAGCCCAGTCCGTCCTTGGAGACCTCTGGGGATCCACTGCTGCGGCTGCCATGGGCCTGCCTGCAGAGCGCCGGATCACCCAAGGCACCGTGCATCGTGGACGCTTGCTGCTTCCCGGGCAGAACTTCCCGGGCTTCCAGCAGATCTTGAACATCGCAGAACAGGAAGTGGTGGACGCTTACAACCTGCAGAAGACCCAGCCCCGGGATCGAGACTGATTCTAAGGAACCATCCAAATGGCCAACAGTTATGTCCTGTACACCGCCAATGGTTCAACCACGCAATTCTCCCTTGTGGGAATCGATGGTTGGATCAACAACGGCTTCTTGAAGGTCTACCTGAATGACGTACTCCAGACCACTGGGTACACGCTGGTGGACATGGCCACGCCGACCCCCAAGGTCCAGTTCACGGCGGCTCCTGCGCTGAACGTCATCGTTCGGCTGCAGCGTGAGACCCCGGCCACCGTGTCCACCTTCAAGTCCAACATCGTGGACTTCAACGATGGCTCCATTCTGACCGCTGCCGACCTCGACAAGGTGGTCGAAGGACTGCTGCACATCACGCAGGAAGCGGAAGACACGGGCTCCGGAGCCATCGGCAAGACCACGGACGAGACCAACTGGGACGGCGAAAGCAAGCGCCTGACGAACATTGATGACGGAATCGATGAGCAGGACGCGGCCACCTTCGGCCAGTTGCAGTCTGCGGTCTTGTACGGCGGTGCCGTGGTCGTCCCTCAGGCATGGAACATGACCGGAACCGGGGGTGCCACCTATGCCCTGAGCCCTGCTCCCCTGAACCTTGACGAGGAGATGTTCATCGTGGAGGTGGGCGGCGTGATCCAGAACCCCTCGACGTACACCATCACCTCCTCGGACATCGTCTTTGACGCCAATGTTGCCTCCGGAGTCTCGATCTCCGTCCGCAACCTCGGTGTCTCCCGGAACGTGATCGATTCGGTCACTTCCGGCATGATTCAGGCGAATGCCGTGACCACGGCCAAGATCAACGCCGGGGCCGTCACGGACGCCAAGTTGGCCACGGACTCGGTGACCACGGTCAAGGTGGCCAATGACGCCATCACCTACGCCAAGATCCAGAATGTGTCGGCTACCGACCGGATCCTGGGCAGGTCCTCCGCAGGTGCCGGAGACATTCAGGAGATCACCTGCACGGCTGCTGGTCGAGACCTGCTGGATGACGCTTCTCCCTCTGCCCAGAGGATCACGCTGGGGCTTGGAAACCTGGCTACGCTCAGTGGAGTGGCCGATGCAAACGTGGTCGGTGCGGCCAATATCTCCTTCTCCAAGTTGCAGACCGTGGCCGCCAACAGCCTGCTCGGGAACAATACCGCCGCCGCTGCCACGTCTTGCGTCTGCGCCCCTTGCGCTGCCTGCAGAGCTGCAGCGTACAGGCGGATCGAGAGCTTGACCTTCTCGATCGGGGCGCGCTTCTGCAGCGCATAGTCGCGCG